GACTTCTACAAAGCGACCTATAATAACGGTACTGACAACGTTGTAGTAAACCGCGATGACGATGACGCGGGGCAAGTAATTGTATTGGCGGCAGAAGCATCTGATAACGATTACGCTTTTAGCGTAACTTATCAAGACGGTACGATTGACTATTTCAGCGGCAAAGCCGTTAGCTTCATCACCGGAGCCGGAGACGCTAACGCCATTGTTACGGCGACTCTAAATCTACAGCGCACACAAAATACAGTTTACGCGTAGCATTCAAACGCTGCCCTTCGGGGCCGCATAACACAAGGACCATTAACCATGACTATAAATTTTTCCAGCTACAGCTTATCCGCAGAAGCGGCCAAAGGTATTGCAGTAACACTTATCGACGAGCAAACGCGCAAGCCATTCGTCGGATCTGATGGCGAAGAAATCGTTATCAATATTCAGGGCATGGACTCAGACAAATGGCAGGAAACGGCGCGCAGGATTGGCGAGCGTAACACTGCCAAGTTCAAGCGACGCGGCGTACCTTCTGAGGTAACAGAAAACGATCTTAAAGAAGTGCTCGCGGCAGTTACTATCTCTTGGAGTGACAACATTCCTTTTGATGGTGAAAACCTAGAGTGTACCTACGAAAACTGTCTAATGCTTTACAAGCTGCCTAACGCGATTGCCGAGCAGCTTATTTCTGCAGGCACAAACAGGGCTCACTCAAAAAAGAGCTAAGGCTTAAGCTAGAACTCTACGTTCAGCAAAGAGCATGGCTAGAAACCCGCGCCCTTGATCAAGAAAAGGTCAGGGGCGCGACGCTAACGGAGATAGAGCTTCCAGACATTGAGCCGTTAGAATATCTCATCGATTTTCTATATAGAATAGGCCCAATGAGATTTGGCTGGGCTGATTTGGATGGGTGGGTTAATAGAACGAGCGTTCACCTATCGGGCTGGGAAGCCGAGACGGTCAAGCATTTGGGTGAGATTTATTCGAGAGGTTGCGAGGAATTCAACGATAAAAACAGCGAGGCTCCGTACAGAAGCGAAGAATTAAGAGCCGAAACGAACATGAATAACATCAAGTCAATTCTACGCAGGCCAGTTGTATGACAGATTTCGCTAACTTAGTAATCCGCGCAGACTCTAGCCAAGTCAGGACTGCCACTGGCGACCTGACAGGCATGGCAGGCGCGTCTGGCAAGGTAACAGGAGCATTGCGTGCATTGGCCCCAGCGCTTGCTGGTATACTCTCTGTGAGGGCTCTCGGCAAGATGGCTGATGAGGCGCGACAGTTTGGCGCCGCTATGGGCGAAGTATCTACCCTGCTAGACGACCTAGACCAGTTACCACGAATCGAGCGCGAGGCCAAAAAGCTTACTGCGGCCTTTGGTGGCACTCCCACTGCACAAGCGAAAGGATTCTACCAGGCAATCTCCGCCGGCGCTGCTAACGCAGAAGAAGCCACGGCAATTCTAACGCAGGCTAATAAACTAGCCGTCGGCGGTGTTACCGACATAGGCACGGCGGTCGATGGACTGACAAGCATAGTAAACGCTTTCGGTCTAGAGGCTGATCAAGCTGGATCGGTATCCGATGCGTTATTTGTTGCAATGCGCGCAGGTAAAACTACGGTTGGCGAGCTATCCTCTTCGGTTGGTAAGCTCGCTCCTATCGCTTCCAGTGTCGGCCTTTCGATGGAAGAAATGCTGGGCGCTGTATCCGCGCTAACAACTCAAGGTATATCCACCAGCGAATCAGTCAACGGCCTCAAAGCAGCGCTGGCTAACGTCCTAAAACCCACGAAAGAAGCTGCAGACGAAGCGGAGCGGCTAGGCCTGAATTTCGGTTTAGCGGCACTTCAAGAGCAGGGTTTTACTGGATTTATGGACTCTGTAGTCGAGAAGTCTGGCGGATCAAAAGAATCTCTGGTTCAGCTATTCGGCAGTGTCGAGGCATTGAATACAATTTTCGCGCTAACCGGCGGCGGCGCAGAAGCGTTTGCCGACATTATGGTGGATATGGGCGAGAAGGCGGGGCAAACAGAGATAGCGCTTTCTAGGGTGCGGGAACAATTTGACCAGCAATTTTCTGAGCTAACTGGCAAAATTTCCGTATCGAGAGAGGAGGTTGGCGAGCTTCTTATAGCGCTAGCCAGCCCGTTAGTCGGCGCAGCTAACGACAACTACCAAGAAATCACAGACACTTTTGGAAACTTACTTACAATTGTAGAGACTCTGGCGGCTGCGCTAATAACGGGGCTGGCGGTTGGTTTTGTTGCGGCACAGGTGGAGATGCTCAAGTATCAGGCTGCGCTTGCCAGAATGGCCGGCGTTTCTGTTACCGCGGCTACAGCAACGGCAGCAGTGACCAGCGTGACAGGCGCTTTCCGTGGCGCGTTGGCGCTTATGGGCGGGCCTATAGGGGTAGCCATTACAGCGCTTGGTTTGCTTGCTCTGGCCTATCACAACGTAAGAAAAGCGCAGGACGAAGCTATAACCGACGCGGTCAATTATATTTCTGGAACGGGCGGTCTTGATAGTATTAATCTTGCAGTGAAGGAAACGGTTGACGAAATTGGATTTCTGGAGGCTTCTATTCAGTCAGTTGGCCGTAGCATGCGAGACCCATCCGATACTCAGGAGTTCTTGCGGCTAAAAGAGCTACAGGCCGACAAGATTGAATTTTTGAGCAGACTAATAACAGAGCAAACAATACTGCAAGACTTGGCGACTGCGGAGCAAGAGAAAGCAACGGCAGCGGCAAAATCAGCGGCGACCAGTATCGGTGTTCTAAGTATGCGGGTGATTGAGCTGCGCAAAAGCAAGCGAGATTTGCTGGGCGTGGATTTAAGCCTAAACGTTGCGGCGAAAGAGCAGGCCGTCGTCTTTGGTGGCGAACTTTCAGACTCCGTTAAAGAGCTGACCGCCAGTATAGACCAGCAAACAGCAGACCTTGGGCTAAATGAGCGGGCGCTGTTCCTTCTCAACGCAGAAAGGAAGCTGGGCACAGACGCAGGGTGGTTCGAGGTACAAGCCGTTAGAGCAAGCTCTGCGGCGTTGTTCGATAAGCGCGAAAGCATAAGACTAACGGCAGAGGCAGAGCAGCAAGCCGCAATAGATAAAACAGAAGCAGCAAGAGAACAAGCAACCGCCGAGGCAGAAGCAGCAAGAGAACAAGCAACCGCCGAGGCAGACGCGGCGAGAAGCCTAGAGCGAGAAGAGGACAAGGCATTACGCCAAAGAGAAAGAAACAACGAACGAGCCGCCCTTGCAATGCAAGAGGATTGGCGCGATACCCGCGACGCCTTTGCTGATTTCTTTGTGGATTTCTCGAACAACGGCGAGGACGCTTTTGATTCGCTTGCCAAGGCTTTCGAGTCTACATTGAAGCGAATGATTGCGCAGTGGCTTGCGTCTGGGTTGATGAATGTCTTTAACGGCGATTCTTTTGGCGCTAATGAAAATACAATTTTCAGCCCATCAGGCGGCGGGCTTGGCTCGCTCACAAACGGAAACCTAGCGGGTATGGCTTCTGGGGGCGGCGGATTAGTCGCGGGAGTAGGTCAATTCGGCGCTGGCATGTTTGGAACGGCTACCGGAATCGCTGCCGGCACAGTTGGGCCGCCTACAGCTGCCGCCGCCTCTGGGGCAGGGCTTACGGCCGGGTTAGCAGCAATTCCAGTTTGGGGCTGGGCTCTGTTAGCTGCGGGCGCATCGGCGGCGATACTCAATAATGACGATGGAAAAGTAAGGCAAAATGCGGGCTTTACTGTCGCTCCTACTCCGTCGCTAGTCGGAAGCGATCGAGCTTTTGTCGTTGACCCGTTCTCTTCGGGCTTAAACGTAACGGGATTTGCCAGACGCGCAGATAAAAATAAAGCGATAGAAGTGATCGACACTTTTCGAGATGTTGACCTAGCGTTCTTTGACATGATCAAGACGCTGGGCGGTAACTTGGATTTGTCCAAGGCAACGCTTGCAGGGCTTGATCAGGAAGCAAACGCAGGAAGCGATGGAACTTTCTTTGGCTTGGGGGGCAATGGCGGGCTAGGCGGCGATATTGACGCGCAGATAAACAAGTTTGTTTTCCAGCTTGCGAACAGCACAGAAGGCCTTGACGCAACTTTGCTCGAGTCAATAAGAACAGCAAAAAACAGCGATGAGATATTTACGCTGCTTGCAGAAGAAATAAAGAAGCTCGAAAGCACAATGGCAAAAACAATTCCAGACCTTGCAACCGTTGCGCCAACGTTGGCGTCTGTTCTCGCGACCGTTGACAACAGCAACGAAGCGAACCTAAGAAGAGCTTTTGATATTCAGAAGGTTACAGACGCTCACGATGCGCTATCATCCATTGGTCTTGCCCATGTTTCTCTTGGGCCTTACACTGGAATAACTACAGACATTGCCCTAGAGCTAAAAGACATTTATGAATCCGGCGACATAGGAAGGGCCAGAGAATTTGCTTTAGACAATCCATTGGTTGCGCGGTCCGTAGGCTTTGATCCCGACATAGACGGCTCGCTAGCCAGCGGAATCGACTTCGTTCCCTTCGACGGGTTCCGCGCGGAGCTACACAAAGGCGAGCGAGTGCAGACTAGAGCAGAAGCTCTTGCGGACAGTTCTGGAACGTCCGATAATGGCGGCATGATCTATCAAGCCTTGCTCAGTATTTTGAACTACCTTGTCAAAACCTTTGACATAGTTGACCGATGGAACAACAACGGAATACCGCAAGAGAGAACAGCACCTTGAAACTGATTAGGCCGGTAAACATACTCGACGCAATGTTAACAGCCACAAACGTGGCTGAAACTTCTCCAGCGGCTGACGAATGGGACCCAGCAACATCCTATAGCGTTTCCAATGTTGCGACAGTCACAACCGTGGACGACGGCGCGGCGGTTGCCACACATGACGTTTATACGTGCAACACAGCGCACACAGACAAAGACCCAACGCTGATAGCCAACATTGGCGAAGGTAACGGCTGGGATAAAACAGACTCGACAAACCGATGGCGACAATTTAACGGAGTCTTGCAGCAAGCAACAACAAACGCAGACACGATAACGGCGTCTTTGTTGCCGGGCGCGATAACAAACACCTGTGCTTTTTTTGGTGTTGATGCCGCGTCTATCAGGGTTGTAATGAACGACCCCACGGACGGGGATGTATACGACACGACTTTTTCCATGATATCTGATTCTGGAATAAACGATTGGTATCTATATTTTACAGAGGAAATAGTCAGAAAAGAAAGGCTGCTAGTTACTGATCTTCCGGCTTTTCCAGCAGCAACGCTATCTTATACCGTCACCGATACAGGGGCCAATGCGGAGCTTGGCGAGTTTGTAATGGGCGCATCTTTTGTGATAGGAGACTCGCAATACGGCGCAAGCTTCGG